TATTCTTGACCGGTTTTTATTCGTGCAGGACAGCGTTATCGTCTCTCCAGGCTTATATGAGCGTCTGACGGCTTTTGACGGTTCTGTGGCACTCATGTCCGACCCGGTTCCGTTCGGCTGTTATTTGGGCGTATATGAGCGGAAAGTTTTGGAGACGGTGGGGATTCCGCAGATTGTGTCGAAGCGCGAGGCTGTGGAGGCGGAGATTTGGTGGACTAAGGCTTATTGTCGTGAGGCCGGTGACGTGCCGGTTCTATTCCCGGAGTTGACTGATGCGAATGCGACACGGCACGCGGTCCATCATGGGCGGGAGAACCTGGTTTTGGAGAATGAGTTTCTGACGAAATATAAGGGAACGTGGAGGCACGATCAGATTGTTGATTGACGCGGTAACGTTCGGCGGCGAACTGGATTTGTTGCGGGCACGGTTTGAGGTGTTGCCTGCTGACCAGTTTGTTGTGGTGGAGTCTAATCGGCATTATGCGGGGCAACCGAAACCGTATGTGTTCGAGGAGAATCTGGCCGTGTTTGAGAAATGGTTGCCTCGGATTCATTATGTGAAGATTGAACATTTTGGTTCGGGTGATGCGTGGGCGAATGATTTTCACCAGAGGCGGATGGTGGGTGAGACGCTGAATGAAATGGGTTTGTCTGACACGGATTATGTGATGTCGTTTGACACTGATGAGTTTTGGGATGTGAGCAAACTGTCACCGGAATTGCACGCATGGCAAATGCCGAAATATCACATGAGTCTTTATTGGTATCACTTTGATGAGGTGACGGGGATTAGTGGTGAATGGCAGCACATGAAGGGTCAGGATATTGACCGGCTACGATGGTCACGGAATAGTTTGCCGAAGATTCACGGCGGATATCATTTGACTTCGATGGGCGACCTGGATTATCTGATTCGGAAAGTGAAGGGTTTTGCCCACCAGGAATATAACCAACCTGGACTTGAGGACCGGTTAGCGCACTGTTGGGAGCATGGTCACAATTTGGAGGGTGAGCGTTTCCAGGAATTGCCGGATTTGACTCACCTGCCGGAATGGTTCGGGCGTAGGCTGTTGCCAGACACGTTCTACCGGAGGAGACCGAATGCCGTACAGCGATCCGGATAATAAGGCAGTCGCAGCGGAATGGCTGAGTGAGATTCAACCGGTCACTGTGTTGGATGTGGGGCCGGGGGCGGGTGCCTATGGGCAGATTGCTCGAACGGTGTCTAGCGTGCAACGAGTGGATGCGGTAGAGGCGTGGGAGCCGTATTTGGCAGAGTTTGGTTTGCCGAATCTTTACGACAATGTGTTTGTGGAGGATGTTCGAGACCGGCGGGATTTCACTTATGATGTGGTGATTTTCGGTGACGTGTTGGAACACATGACGAAAGAGAATGCGCTAAGCGTTTACGAGTTGGCACGCAGTCAGGCAAAGTGGATTCTGTTTTCCATCCCGATTATTCACCTACCGCAAGGTGCCTACGCGGGCAACCCGTTCGAAATTCATGTTCATGACAACTGGACGCACGAAGAAATCCTGGACTGGTTCCCAAATGTGGAACGGTTTGAAACATTCCGAGTGACGGGAATCTACTTGACGAAATGTTAAACAATCTGACTGTCCCCGTGTTGAACCGTTATGACCTGTTGCAGCGAATGTTTGACTCGCTCGATTATCCAATTAAACATTTACTCGTGATTGACAATAACCCGGACTCGAGGGGGCAGACGCCGAAGCCCGATTGTGTGGAACGCATGACGTGGCTGCATATGCCGTCCAACCTGGGTGTGGCGGATTCGTGGAACCTGGGGTATCAAATCGTTCCCTCACGATGACCGCTGGTTTTTCGCGTCAAACGATATGTGGTACAGACCAGGCGACCTAGAACGGCTCTCACAAGCCACCACAGACGCTCTCACGCTGTCTCAGCACTACCCGTACTTCCACACCTTCGCCGTAGGTGAGGCCGTCATAGACCGTGTGGGGCTGTTTGATGCCCGTTTCTATCCCGCGTTTTTCGAGGATACGGATTTCAAACGCCGTGTGGAGTTAGCGGGTTTGCCGATTCTCACTCTCGATGTGGCACCGGGACATGACAACAGTTCGACTCTGCACTCTGACCCACGATTCCAGGCGCGGAATGCTGACACGTTTAACCGGAACCAAATGCTATACAGTCGGAAGGTCGCCGAAATGGATATGTCTTTTTCGTGGTCGCTGGAGTCCCGCAGGTTAGGGGAATGGCTCAGGTAAACTAGCAGTGGAGGTTTCCCTTGGCTATTACTAACGGCTATTGCACTCTGTCCGACGTGAAGGCAGCGTTACGGATCACGGACAATATCGATGACACCCTGTTGGAGTTGTCGATTGAGTCTGCGTCTCGTGACATCGATGGTGCCTGTGAACGCGTGTTCTATCAGGATGCGGATGCGGTTAGAACATATGTTCCCACCGATTCGTTCCTCACTGAAATTGACGACCTAGTGTCACTGACTACGTTGAAAACATCGTCGGACGGTGAAGCGTTTGATATCACCTGGTCGTCCGGTGATTACCAGTTGGAGCCGTTGAATGGTCAGGCGGGCGGGATTGAGTCACCGTCTACTCGGATCCGCGCTATCGGGTCGTATTTGTTTCCCGTGTGGGAGCCGTCGAATGTGAACGCGCAGGAGGCGACTGTTCAAGTAACGGGCACGTTTGGCTGGTCGTCTGTGCCGACTGCTATACGACAGGCCACGATTCTGTTGGCGATGCGTCACTATAAGCGTTACGACTCCCCGTTGGGGATTGCAGGGTTCTCGGATATTGGTGCAATTCGTGTGAGCCGTATTGATCCGGATGTGCAGAATCTGATTATGCCGTTCAAGAAGGTGAGAATGGCGTGAGTGATATCACTGCGATGTCGCAGGGTATTGCCACAAACCTGGCGAACATTTCCGGTATCCGCACGTATGCGACGATTCCGGATAATCCGACGATGCCTGCCGCCGTCGTCTCACTGTCGTCTATCGAATATGACCAGGCGTTTGTTGGCGGGCTCACTAATTACACTTTTGAAATCACCGTGATTGTGTCACGGGTGACGGAACGGCGGGCACAACAGCGTGTCCACGATTTCGTCCAAAACAGGTTCCGGCTCTGTCAAGAATGCGGTGGAGTCGGATCGCACACTCGGAGGTGCCGCCTTCGACTGTGTAGTAACCGAAATGAATAACATCGGTTCGGTTAGTATTGGAGATATAGATTATTTGACCCGCGGGCCCTTCGTGGTCGTAGTTCGAGCGAATTAGGAGTCTAAGTTGGCGAAATTTGTCGCAACCAGTGTAACCACAACTATTAACGGCGTGGACTTCAGCGACCACCTCGCTGCGGTCACACTCGACATTTCAACGGATGAGATCGAGACCACGAGTTTCTCGGGGACTAACTTCCGCACCCGTATCGGTGGGCTGAAGGATGGTTCCATCACTCTCGACTTCCACCAGGATTTCGGAACCGTTACCTCTACTGCCGTGGACAAAACCCTGTGGGACAACCTGGGTAGCCTCGCAACTGTGGTTGTGAAGCCGACCTCTAGTGCGGTGTCCCCCACTAACCCGTCCTACACTGGCGTTTTCCTCGTGTCGCAGACTCAGCCTGTTGCCTCCTCTGTGGGCGACCTGGCAACGATGTCTGTCACCTGGCCGACTGCTGGCACGGCGGGTATTGTTCGCGGAACTGCCTAAGTCTGTATAGACTGAGGGCATGGAACCTATTGCCCTAACAGTTAATTTTGTGGACGGCTCGAAAGAGACCGTCACCTGTATTGCCGCGGATTTGATTGCGTTCGAGGAACGTTTCAACCTGTCTGTGGTGAGACTCGAAAACGATATTCGACTCACCCACTTGTTCTTCCTGGCATGGCACGCGCTGAAACGTGCCGGTCAGACGAAGGATGAGTTTGAAAAGTGGGCTGAGTCTGTTTCGATTGTTTCGCAGGCTGAAGAAAAAAAATAGTCGGGCTAGGACACACTAGCCTTCACTGGACTATTGCCACTATTGCAGTGGAGACGGGTTTGTCTCCGACTGAATTGCTGAGCCTGGAACCACGGATGTTGTGGACGATCCATCGCTATATGGTGAGCCGGGGGCAGAGACAGTCGCGCCGGTAGAATAGGGCATATGCCCCGCACCGGTTCTAATGAGATTCTGTCGTTCGATATTTCACCGTCGAACATGGATTTGGACCGTGCCCTATATGAGTTGCGGAAGGCCGATAAGGATCTGTTTAATCAGATGCGGCGTGAGTTCCGTAAGGAAATGCGTCCTATCGCTAACGAGTTGAAGGGCAACATTCCTCGGGGTGGTTCTCCCCTGTCGGGGATGTCGCGTTCGCAGCGGATTGCGAAAACGCGAATGTCGGTGGAGGAGCGTTCACCGTTTGTGTGGAAACTGCCGGGGACGAAAATTGATGTGGGCACGCGCCGTTCTGGTCGTCGTGGCACTCAGTCGATTGTGCGAATTGTGTTTACGGATAAGCGTCCGTTCTCTGCGTTCAGTGTGTTGGAGACTGCCCGTGAGGGTCGTGGGTTCCGGGGCAACAATATGGTGAAAGGGATTTCGGACAAGTATCCGAACTATGGGAAGGGCCGTTGGGTTATCCAACAGTTCTATGACCGTCGGAATGAGATGGTTCGGATCGCGGGTCAGATTGTTGGCAAATATGTGTCGGGCGTGAATCGTCGCCTGGGTAAGAGATTGCGGGGCTTCTAATGGCTATTCGGTTACCTATTGTTTCCTCGTTTGACAACAAGGGTCTACGGCGTGCCCGTGCCGCGCTGCAGTCGTTTGGCAATTTCGCTGCCGATATTGGGAAGATTGCGGCGGGTGCGGTTACTGCTGTCGCTGTGGCGGGTGTCCGTGAGGCGGCTCAGTTTGAATCGTCGATTGCGAAGATTGAGGGTTTGGTTGGTGTCGGCGGTGAGGAGTTAGACAAACTTGCGGCGAAGGCCCGTGAGTTGGGACCTGAGTTTGGTAAGTCTGCGAATGAGGCCGCGGATGCCCTGTTCTTTATCACGTCGGCTGGTCTCCGTGGTGACGCTGCTATCACCGTGCTGGAGGCATCACTGAAGGGTGCCGCGATTGGGTTAGGTGACACTAAGACGATTGCGGATTTGGCTACGTCGGCGGTGAACGCTTATGGCGAATCTAATTTGGATGGTGCTCAGGCTGTCGATGTTCTGACTGAGGCGGTCCGGTTAGGAAAGTTGGAGCCGGAGGAACTCGCTGGTGCGATGGGTCAGGTTCTCCCGTTGGCATCGAATATGGGTGTTTCGTTTGACCAGGTGGGTC